GGTACGTCGTCGACGACGTAAGCGATCCTCCTGTGCTGTTCGCCGTCGAGATCAACTCTGGCCCGAAGTGAAAGCCCTGCTCGGTCCATGCGCGCCCATCGTAATGCAATGGACATGCGCCGGCCATGTACAGACCACGGCCGAGCTCTGCCGTCTGATGCGAGACACCAAACACCAGATCGAGCGCGCGCAGCCCAGTCTCCGCGAACTGACTACCCGTCTCCGTGATCAGTCTATCACGCGCTGGAAGAATGATCCTCGCCGTCGACGAATCGACGTGAGCAGATGCCAGATGCGGCCGAGGTAGCAAGCCAGCCGCCGCTCCTGGTAGATGGCGCCCAACAGGAAACGAATCCGAGAGTCTGATCGTGACGTACGTGTTGAAGTATGTCGTGTCGTGAACCATCACAGCAAACGCGTCGCCGTCAATGGCAAACGGTTTCGACACGAGACCAAGTCCACGCTGCTTTCGCTCGACGACGATCGCGCCGCTTACGTCGAGCTTCGAGATTTCGACATAGGCATTCGAAGCATCGCCATTGGCATTCTCTGCGCACACCCACGTCTCGCCGTCGACGACAAGAACACCGACGCGCTCCACGTCTGACGATGCGCTAGCGAACGCATCATACCCACCGAAGGCGCCAAGATCAAAATCATCAAACGGTTGCACGCGAACGTCTCCACTCCCATTCACAAATGCGATCGTGACTCTTTCGATCGACCACGTGACAGCGACCGGCGACTTACTTATCGCGTCGACATTGCGCCCTGCCGCGAACGTGATCCCAGTCGGATGACCATTGATCGGAGATCCGATCGCGCCTGACTGGTCAACATACGAGATGCGAAAATTGTCTGTGCCGTGCTCGGACCACACCAACACAGCCGGAGTGAATTCTCGCCCCGTCCGGCTCACATCGTAATGCGGAATTGTAGAATCCAAATCAGAGGCGAGCAATACTGGCGATGCGGATACGGTCGGGTTGGCAGGATCAACTACGATTACGTAGATCGATCTTGTCGTCGGCGTCGCGAAGTACGCATGCAGATTGCCGCCGACGACAAGGCAACGCGGCGAGATGCCGTCGGCGTTCGCCTGCGTCGCAACTCGAAGCACGCGCCCACTTCCATCGACCACGCTCCACCAAACACCACCGCGCGAATCCTCCCACGCTACCAGCGTGATCCCTGCCGTTGTTGCCGCGTCGCCCATCTCTTGCTGCGTTCCGGTCTTCACGAGCGGACGATCCGAGCCGCGGACGCTGTAGCAGGCGCCTGCGTCTGCCCAAGTATCCGCAGCGGTCAGCGAGTAGCATCGACTCCCTGAGAACGCGAGTAACTCGTCGCCTCGCGTAGCCAAACGTTGAGCTCCATCGACCGCAGGAAGCGCAGCGTAGCCGTTACGTTTGCGGATCGAGATCGCGCGCGTGAAAACGCCGTTCTCGAGGTCAAGCAACTGCGTTGAAGGAACGGCCTTCGGATCGACCTTTGTTTCGATGCCGCCAGCGAACCTGATCGGGATCACTGCTTCGTTGAGACTCACGACACCCTATCATAGGTAACGATCGCGAATTGAAACGCATGAGCTGTTGCGCCGGCCGCTACGCTCAACTGGATCTGATAGTCATCCTCAATCGTGTAGTCGATCGTTGCCGTCGTCGATGACGTTGGGTTCGCGCCGCTTGACGTGTCGCTAGTGGTGCTGATGTTCGTGATCGTACCGTCAGCGGCGATCTTTCGAAGCCGCATCGTCAATGCCGACGCATTCGAATTCTTGTCAAAGAACCACTTGATCGTTTTGATGCGCGTCCCGACTGGCAGCGGAACAGATGCATAGATCGCGATCGATGCCGATGCGGTAAACAGCCAACTCGTACCGTCGTACTCTGGGATCGTCCCAGCGGGGAACGATGCCGCCGGCGCTGCAACCTGAAACGCTGCGCCACTGACCTGGATCTTGCGCTGCGCGTGCGCTTCGACGAGCGACGTAGAGATCACGCCAGCGCTCGACACGCGCAGCACGCTATCCCCGGCTGGCAGCGCATCGGGCCACGTCATCGTGTAACTCGATGCCAGAGCAGACGGCGCGATGTGAGCCACGTATAACGCCTCGGATGTCCCGTGCTCATAGAGACGGATTCCGCTCGACGCTACGCGCGCCCACGTTCCGCCGACCTCCTTCATCGCGTACACGACGCCAGCAGCATCGTAGTCCGCGTTTCCGTTGGTCGCGTAGTCACCTCCGAAACCTCCGGTGAACGCAGCAACGTTCAGCGCCGTTTCGTCGGTCAGCTTCACATTCGTGCCGCTGTTCGTTCTCCAGTACAACTCGTTGTCTTCACTGCTCACGAACAGCGACTTGTTGTTCGACGACAACGCCGTGATCGACGCGAACGTCAAACGATGCAGCGATATCGGTGCGTGCAGACCTCCAAACGATAGATCTGCATTGATGTTGATTCCAGCTGTCGGGACGCGCGCGCCTTTGCCGCTCGTGTGGTCGTGCGCATCGATGCGACCGGTGTTCGCGTCGATCGCATCGTGCCAAACGCCGCTACCGAGCTCGCCGCGAGTCGGATCGATCAAGCCCATGTTTGGCCAGGTTGCCATCAGAACACCTCAATCTTGGCGCCAGGCTGAGCCGCGCCGATGACGTTGATCCATAACTCAAGGTCGGTTGCTTCCTCGAGGCAATGCGCAAACGATGCGTCAGCCACGGTGGGGGTGATCGTGTAGCCGACGGCAGCGCGGCCGAGTCCATGTGGTACGCGGTTCGTGCCGACGACGAGATCGAACGTAACCAGCGCTCGAGAGCGCTGGACTTGGAGCCCCTGTACAGCACGACTGATCGATCCCAGCGCCGCCGAGGTCGCGCGATCCTTGACGCCCGTATCCACGGAGAGCAGATCCGCAGCGCGCGCAGCCTTCGTGCGTCGGGCCGCCATCAGCGCCACCACTTCCGATCATCGAGCGCATCATGATTCGTGAGCCGCGGCGGCTCACTTGCCGAACGATGTGAAGCCCCACGCACGATGCGCTCGCGCTGCACAGCAAGCTGCCGCTCCCAGTCGCCTGTGCTGCGCTCCTCGCGTAGCGCCAGACGCATCAGCGCCCCATACACCACGTATTCTTCCCATCCGTTGTACCAGTCACGCGCAGCGGATAGCGTCGGAGCCTGTGGCGTGTAGATCACGCGCAGCGTGTAGATCGCGTCTGGCGTTTCGTATAGTTCAACGCCACGCGCGCTAAGCCGATACCCCACTGGCTCATCCGTCGATGTTAGTAAAGTGATTGGATCACTGACTTCCACGCGGCGAAGCCGCACGTACTCGGATCCGTCCAGCCTATCGATCTCACGCACTCGCCAAGCGTCGGCCGGCAAGGCTACGTATGGCTGATTTGCCACCGTTGAGAGCGTGCTGAACGTATCCCAATACCCCTCATTGGTGTCCGCGATGAGCTCATAGAGTTCGGCGAACGCCGCCTGAATCTCTGTGTCGATCGACGCATCAGTAAAACGACGCGCGTTTTCGTAGTCGCCACGAACGCGGACGATCGAACGCAGATCCGAGAGGGACTTGGAAGCCACCTTAGGCCACCGTGATCCCGGTCGAGTACATCACTTGCCAGGCAGTGCCCGTCCACGTGAGCACTGCAGTGTCCGTGGTCGCGCCGATCGCCTGGAGATCCGTTGCGGCCACACCGACGAGCGTAAGGCCAGCGAAGTTGATGTTACCGACAGGCGTACTCGCCGCCGTCGGGTTGCTCAACAGGATCTGCTCACCCACGGCGCTACCGTTGGGCAACGCTCGAGTGCCAGTGCTCGACACGGTGCCTGTCACGCTGAGCAGGTAGTTGCTCACGAGGTTGATCCCCGTGAGAACCGTGGTGCCCACCACGACATCAAAGGTGCCAGCGCGCTGCACTCGCACGCAACGCCACTTGAGCGCCGAAGTTGCGATGAGCTCGATCGCTTGACCGACAGCAGTGAACGTGAACGTCGACGAGCAAACGAAGCCTGCGGTGTCGTCAGGGCTCGAGATCGTCACCGTGCCGCGCGGCGTGCTCGCCGCGCTCACGCACACGATGCGCTTGCTCTGACCTGCAACGGTCGGCGCAGCCAGCGTGTAGGCCACGGTCCCGCTCACGGTCAGCTCGGTCGTGTACGCGTTCAGCGAGCACGCGCCGGCCGCGCTGATCGCGTCGACGCCGCCGCGCAGAGCGGGGCGCAGGTTGTTGATGGTCGACTCATCGAAGTTGCCGACTTGGAAGAGTTGCGTTTCGGTGATCACTTGTTCGCTCCTGAGTTGCGGACCGACCACATCATATACATGGTGTCGGTCGTGGCGAGATCGGTGGGAGTGTTGCCGACGTAGATCTCGACGGCGGCAGTGGCGTTGGCGATATCGATGGACACGCACTGGCCGACGAGTCCGTCAGTCGTGCCGACGAACGAGAACACCGGAGCCATCTTCAGCTCCGGGTACGCGTAGCGAAACGTGCACGTGTACTTGCCTGCGCCCGTGCGCACCATCGAAAGAACTTCGCCGTTGAGTCCCTCTTGCGTCGAGAGAGTACAGTCCGCTGCGCCACCGCCGACGACGTTTGCGAAGAGAAGTTGAACGCACGATCGCGGCGTTGCCAGGTCGTGCACCGTTCGGTTTGCGGAGGTCGCCATGGGTTAGGCCGCCGGGTTGATCTTGGCCACGCCGTTGTATGCAGGTGCGCTGCATCCGAGCTGCATATAGTTCGACATGCGGCACTCGCTGGCGTCTTCGCTCTCGCTCTGACGCATCATCGGACCGCCAGCCAGCTCGTTTGTGTAGTGGATCAGCTTCTTGCCGGCGTGCCACAGCGTCCATGTCTTTTGCGTGAGCGCGTAGAGGCGCGTCGACGGAATCGATCGATCACCGACGACATCCGCCAGCATGTCACCGACACGAACCTTGTAGCCGCTGATCCCCACGATCTTCTTGCCGCCCGACGTGGTCCCGCTCAACGTCGACTCGCCCATGATCTTCACGCGCGAGTTGGTGAGCATGTCGAGATCCGTCAAGCTCTTCGGATTCGCAAGGATGAGATTCGGCGCGCCGCCATGCTGGCGGATGTTGCCGACGAGCTTGATCATCACCTCATCGAGGCCACCAAAGCCGGTTGCGTCGAGATAGACACCAGCAAGGGGAACCGGCGCGATGGATC